CCTCCACTACTCAATGCTTTGTTTATATCTACATTCCCTAACAACAAAGATGATGCTCCTTTAATAAACTGCTCCTGAGTTAAAGGTGTTTTTGTATTAGGAGCAAAGAAGTTAAGAGGTCTTATTTCTGTTGTTCCATCATCATTTTGGAATGTAACATTTATACCACCGCCTGTACGCTTAAACCCTTTTATTCTTGGGTTCATGTTTGCAAGTGATTCAACAGCAGCAGTTATTTGTTGGTCATTACCTCCCCATAATGCCCCAATACTTTGAGCAGCATTCACAAGTCTTCTTCCTTGTTCACCTGCTTCTATACTTGCCTGAGTAGGCTGTGGTCCATAAGGAGTAGTAGCAGTGGTAGTAGTAACTCTCTCATTAGCAAGCCTACTCTTTATCTGAGTTTTAACCCAATCCCTAGCCTCTGCTTCCTGAGCCTTAAAGTTCTTGCCATTCTCGTCCAATGTACTTAACCCTGTGCTTGGGTTAATCTTTAAAAGTATTTTGCTTGGGTCATTGTCAGCCTCTTCTTTATTGAACGTGTATGACGCCTGACCGTACTTGCCAAGGTTTTCTGTTAGTACTGAAGATAAATTGTATGGGTTTGCAAAGTATGAGTTCACCTGTTGGTCAATGGCCTTGTTAAATAAGTCTATCTCTTTTTTAAACTGAGGACTCTTTCCATCATCCATAGCTAACACGCCCGTAAGTTTCTCAATAGTACCATAGGTACTTCTGCTAGCACTTTTATAGATAGTTCTTACCACTTCGCCTAGTCCTTTTACCGTTTTATCCATCGCACCATCTACATCAAACTTTGGAATTTCTGATTTTATTTTGCCCATGAGTACGTTTACAGGAACTAATGAGTTCTTGTCTAACTCAAGCTGTCCTGTTTTTTCATTCATCTTCATCATGCCTATATTAACCACACCTGTTACAGGATTAATATAAGCCTTTGAATTTTTAAAGTCTGCAAATCCCTCTACCAATGCCATATTGGCCCCGGTCAATGCTTGCAAGTTTCCTCCGGGCATCAACCCCTCCATCCTTTTCTTATATACCTCTTGGTATGCCTTTTGTAAATTAAAAAGAGTTTCTGTCCCGTCCTTGTAGTTTTGTCTGCGCAATGTGTAGTCCTGTAGCTTCATCTGACCTGACTTCAATAACTTGGAGTCAATCTGCTGCTGCTGCATCATGTCGTGAGCAAAAGTGTTTGTAAATATGTTGCCATCTTCAAACTTACCCTGAGGAGACTCCTGTGTGTACTTCATAAAGTCACGGGTGTCCTTGTCTATCTGAGCCTTCTTCTCCTCACGTACTTTGTTGGCATTAATAAGCATATCACTAATGCCTTTACCAACCACAGACCAATCTATCTGTTTCTCAACCTGTTGGTCTTCGTATTTATAATAAGTTCCTGCCATGTTAGTTATTTATTTATTGGGCAAACATACTTTCTTCACCCGGTAATATTTGAAATGGGTTCTGTGAGTATGGTTGTATGCCTGAACCAAAACCTTCTTTTCTTATATTTTTTAATATGCCTGCATTTTGACCTGTAATAAATGCTTGAAAATCATCAGGCTTCATAGTTGAAGTACCTGTTAAATCAAGTCCTGAATTTTTCATTCTACTAATAATTTGTTGTAACGATAAAGGGTTTCCACTTAAATCTTTAAAAGAACCACCTAAAGTACCATTAGCAACAGCTTTATTATAATCTTGCTGTAATGCTGCATATTGTTTTGCTGAATCACTTTTAGCAAAAAGAGGTATTAAATTTATTGCTTGACCTGCTACATTAGCAATACCTGCTACTCCCTGTTGCATAGACTGAGCGGATAAGTTCCTTGCAGCAGCGGCAGCCTGACCTGCACCCTTCGCCTCCTCTAAATCCAAACCTGCTGATAGACCTTGAAGCCTACTCTCTTCGGCAAGCTGCTTGTTTTCTAAGTCTGTCAACTCACGACCCATTGCTGTACGAATGCCTGCCTGTGCTTCGTTCATCCCAAGTGCAACCCTACCTGCCGTGGCAGCAGCACCTCTCTCACTCTCCACGCCTGCCTGTATAGCCTGCGCTCCCTGAGCAAGCAAAGCATCTCTTTCTAGTTCGTATGGCTCCTTCTTGATGCCCTGCTGTGCGTAGAAGTTAACCTCAAGCTTCTTCCTCGCTTCATCCATTGCTATAGATGCGTCCTGCTCTGCTTTACGTTGAGCCTGCTTCTGTTTGCCTGCCTGAGCGAATGACATTCCAGCGGAGCCTGCAGATACCGCCAAACTTGATATACCTATTATTGCTGCCGTTTCTAAACCCATTTTATAACTTTTTAATTAATTCAACAGAGTTCTTGCACCCTATTGAATAACCATTATTTAAAAAATAATCAATAAGATTTTTGTTATTATTATTCCCAAAAACATAATTAAACCCTGACTCTTTACAAATAGAGGTCAACCTTTTGATTAACAAATCTATTGCATCCTTTCTCTGTGGCTTCTTCGTGTACTCCTTGTTTGATATTATCCAATCCACCCATGCCACCTTACTATTTGTCAAATACATAAACCCAGCACACACCGGGACATCACCGTCATATACAATAACCCCACCTTTTCCATCATTTGGAAGGAAGTCCCTAGCAGGTGCATTCCACCCCCATTGGCTCCACCAACCTACGAGTATGGCCTCGTAGTCTGACTCGTTCAGTTCTCGTATATTAAGTTCCATATTCTTACAAAGGTATCGAATTTAAGGAAAACTTTTCATCACATCAGACTGAACGGCAAAGAGTTCAACCTTGCTCGTAGAGGTGCTAGTCAAATTAAATATGCAGTAGTGACCCAACACACCATGGGACTCAGCAACAGATTCCTTGACGGTAAAATAGTACGCCGTACCATTGGTCATAGGGACAGGAGTTTCTCCACTTGGCGAGTTAACTAAAGATATTATAATTCGATTTACAGGGGGGTCTGTGGATAATGTTCTAATTATTTGTGTAATCTTACCTGCATAGTTGTTCCCCACAGATGAAAGGTTTATAAAATACAAAGAGTCTCCAACACTTATGATACTGTCTATACTTACTAATGGGTCTGTTGGAAAATTTATTGTAGTAAAAACACCACCACTACCAGCAATAGAGCCACTGTTCCCAATGCCAGTCACACTCCTTAATGCTAGCTGCCCACTTGAATTGTTCCTTATAAATGCAAAGTACGAAGCCTCCTTCTTTTCAAACCAAGACGCATTTATAAACCCTGAGTTCTGAAGGTCTGTCTCTAGCGTCACACCCCATGTGGCATCCCCCTGAAGGTTTATCGTCTTAAATAACTTGTTCTCTAAAGGAGATGTGTTAAACACACTCTGAAGTGTTGCAGGAGTAAATATGCTATCTGGTTGGTTTATCTTGATGAAGTACCTGTTATAAAAGGTGTTCCTGATTGGGTTGACGTTGTGCTTATACAGGTCACCCCCTTTGAATGAGTAGAAGAAGTTGTTCATCCCTATCATCATATCCGGATAGTAGGAATAGAATGACACCCACCCGTTCACCAACTCACTGTATGTTAAAGTATAAGTCATAGTCTATTTTTTATGATGAACATAATATGGTACAGCTAGCAAATGAATTAAGTGTTGTTAAAATAAGTCCCGCCTCAGTAGAACTACTTGTAGATACCACCTTATAATCAAACCCATCAAAACCACTTGCAGGTGCATAATGCAACCCAATTGTAGGAAGTGTAAGAGAGTCATCAAATGCTACTAAGATGGTATTGATTACAACATTACAATCAGCGCAGTCTCTAACCTCAGCAATATACTTCGCGTAAGTAATACCAGAACATTCATTTTCGCATTCAATAAGTGAACCATACGCTCCCGTACCATCACCCGGGTTAATACAGGTGCCTTCCACGCAATTATATGTCACAGAAACTCCACAACTTTCAACACAGTCTCCTAGTGTTGGATATGTTCCCGTTCCATCGGTTGGGTCATAGCAACCACCTGATATGCAATTGTAACTTACAGGAGGTGTTGTTCCACAAGCCGTCCCACAGGTTGCATAGTTTAGTGTGGTAAGTATGCGTCCCGGACCACCTGAACTTAAAGAAAGCAGTTCATATACAAAATCACCAAGTTCACCACTTGCCCCTATAGGCAAGTAAAAGTTCCCAAAAACAGGAACGGTACCGGAAGGCAATGAAACCACCACACTTGCTGTTACCAACGTACAGGTGCCACAGGCGTACTTGTTAGCCAAATACACGTCGTACTCTATTACACCACATATAGCCTCACATTCTGCTAGTGAAGTAAACTGACCCAATCCCGTCCCCGGGTCTAAGCATACACCAGACTGACAGTTGTATGACACACAAGATGGACATATCTGTCTTGGAAGCAAGACGCATCCAACCTGCTCCCTTGTTATTACACCATCTGAGTACAACCCATTGGTTGCACAGATAGTTAACTCCTCATCTTCATAAATGGCCGTAGCTAATTCTAATGTTGGCGCATTGATGTAATAGCTTGAACTTATTCCCATAATATTTATTTATACACCGCAGTTGCAGCACGAATCTCTTAAGCTTGTATCTGAATAGCACAAAGTAACAGGAACAGATGCCCTAAAGTCCCATATCAAATATAGATAATTATTTAGAGCAGGCACAGTAAATTCCGCGTAGTTGTTTGTACCACCACCTTCATTAGGTGTTGCTGTTGTAGCCAAACTTAATAACGTACTAATATCTGCAGTGTTATTGTTGTATAAAGTACCACTCATTAGATACTTAAACTTGTCACTTGCAGGGTCAAAAACAAATGTGTCCGTTGGGAATTGATTTGATATTAATGCAACCGTGCTACCCTCTGGAGGAAACGCTCCTGTACCAACAAGGTCGGTGGTCACGTTGTACCTTGACACAAGTGGGTTCTCAGTACCTTCAGCGAACACTACAAGGCTTGATTGAAGCGGTGAAACAAAAGCCCCACTCGTGAACCTATACTGAGTGTTTATGGTCTGACCTGACTCAAAGTCATTGGTTAGAACCACCTGTATAATAGTCAACTCTTCAGCTTGGCAGCAGTTTGCAATTACGTCTAACTCAATGTTTCCAGTGTACACAATCTCAATGGTTACGGTCTCCACTGATATTTGGTTCTTGTCAAACGTAAGCGTCCCTGCGGTACTTATCACGCCCGTGGTAAAACTAGCCCCATTGTATGTGGCTATTATTTCAAACTCAGCACCTACACTAATTTCAACCGGGTTGAAAACAATGTCAGTAAGGCCAACAGTTGGTCCAAGGTCTACGCAGTACTCAAATGTCTTCTGCTCTTCTACTTCTGTTGTGAAGTTAAAGGACTGAGTTATACCACAAGCCAAGCAGTTAACGTTGAATGGCAACACCCTGTCGTTTGAACTGAGTACGTACTCGTTCATGTAAGGGTCAAAGCCTCCAAGCTTCTGTGTGTTAAAGTTGGTGTTGAACTCATCCCTAAACCACGTCCTCATGTTTAAATCTGAGATGACTTTTAATTGCTCATTAGAGTATGAGTCACCCTTTAGTTGGATAACTACACCTCTCTTTACATCCGTAAAGAACCTGTCATAACCCCAACGAACGTAGCTTTCAGGGTTGAAACTTATTCCGTACTTCTCACTCCTAGCAATCTGATTACCTAAAACCTCAGGCACCGATGCAATAACACCACCACCCGTTGAGTCAGATATTAGGTTCTTGCCTGTAAGTACGTAGGATATTTTGTCTTCCTGTAACACAAGTACATCCGTACTCCTGCCGTCCATTACAAATATGTTTCCAAAGGAAGGCTCTAATATCTTATAGTTTAGCAGTCCTAAGTTGAACTCGTTGAGTTTGTTTATGTTGGACTCCGAGTTGTAAATACCGCTGTAGGTGATATCGGAAGACCTTTCGGCCCTCTTGTAGTCCTGAGCGGACACGCTAGTAACCCTGTTACCAAAGTTAAACGAGTTGCCTACTATTGAGTCAAGTATCTTATAACTCTCGCAACCGTTACCAAAGGAGTAGCAGTTGAAGAAGGTTGTGTTTATAATTGCAGGGGTTGACGTTGATATGTTTTGATTTTGAACGTTTCCTGTGTGGTTACCATTAACGATAGGAAGGGACAATTCATTCTCAAAGAATACGTCAGGAAGTGCATCCGATGGCTGAGTCTCAAATATTAAAGTTGAGTCAGACCTAAACACAGTAATATTGGTCTCAACACTTGATGCACGCTTCTTGCTATTCACAACCCCGGTACAACTCTGTGTTCCTGTAACCATCAATGACAACTGATTAGTTACGGTGTTCCTATAGAACCTGTAATTGTTATTACAGAACTCAAGTGGTATGTCTCCTGATGTGTTTGTTATTGTATCTATAAATACATTATTTGGAACGCACGCTCCCGAGCCTGCAAACCTTTGTCCATCATTTAATACCAACTCAACGCTGTCCCCTATAAACCATTCATACATATTGTCGTACGTGGCTGAGGATACAAGGGTTACATCTAATGAGTTTGACCTTGCCTCACACTGCGCTCCTACACCAATCCTGTTCTGTTTAAAGTTTAACACAATCCTACTTCCTGCAGGTACATCATAGTCAGAAAACTCCCAAGTTGGATTAGATGGGTCAAATCCTGCCGTTCTAGCAGTATTCATTGGATAGAAAAGTATTGGATAGTTCCCTGCAAGTGCTGTCTCTTTTATTTTACCCGGCGCAATAATTGCATCTGGGTCTTTAACGATGCTAAAACTATTTGGGTTAATCTTCACATACACCCCTGCTGGTATTGGCAACATGACCGTTGGGTCTAGTTCACTAGGTATCTCAAGGAAGTTAGCAGCCTGAGTTGACTTGTCTAAAATCGTTGCATACACGCACGTAGTAGTTGGTCCACTTGTGTCTGACTTTACAATCAACCTGTCCCCAACCTCAACCTTCCTTGCGTTCTCTCCTTCCAATAAAAAGTATGCGTCGTTATTGTCAGGTGACTCAAAAAATATGCTACAAAATATTGTCTCGTAGTTCTCTTGGTCCGGCTTGATAACAAACTTATACCTCGTTGCCCATGATGGCGGTCTCTGTGTTGGTGGTATCCTAACCTGTATAGAGTTCTTAAATGGCGACAGCCCACAGCTTACGTGAACGGTGTTGTTTGGACTAACCAGTGCCGTTGATGCCCTGTTAAACTCGTCCATGTACACGATACCAACCTCGTAGTCCCTGTTGCTGTGTAAGCTTTGAATGTTTGAAACCTTCTGAAAGAATGCTTCAAATAGTGTAACCTTGTAGTACTCATAAAATGTTTGAGTAGGAGTGGTAAGGTCATCAACGTACTGCATTGCCACTAACTGAAGGCTTATGATACTGCTCCCCGGACTTGTGATTATACCAATAGGGAAACCGGTCCCATTTATACCACTAGCCTTTTTAAAATACCCATCCAAGTTATTTGGTAAGGCGCAGTTTAAAAAGTCTGTAAAGGTTGTCCCATTACATGAGTTGGCAACCGTCTGTATGTTCGCTGTGCTACCTATGGCATTCAAGAACTCAAGACTTGACGCAAGTGCGTACACTGATGAGTAGGTGGTAGGTAATGTAAAGCTAAAATTTAATGTTATGTTGTCCGTGGTCTCAGTAGGAAATGGAGTGTCACCTGAGAATTGAGAGTGCAATATGGTTATGTCTAAGCTAATTGCTGAACCTACCGTAAGGTCCTGACCTGCTAGGTCAAAAGAAAATACAGAGTCCGTGACACTAACAGAAGAGCCATCTATTGAATAACTTCCTACTCCTAACGTGTCATTAAGTGACGTGTTTGCAATGTCTTCTGAAATTAATGATGTAGTATATTCAAGCTTTATTGGGTTGCCTAAGTTGTCAACAAGGTTGTAACCTTCAACGTAGTTCCCATACATCAACCTGTTACCCATAAGCGTCTGAGCCTTCGCTAGCCTTGGAACGTTGTCATACAACCTTAGCAACTCAGACTCTGAAAGGATGGTAAATATCTTGCTGTTAGTAAATTGATACGTCCTATTAGAGTTGTCTGTAAGCCCAAGTTGAGCCTTATTAAGTTGCTCAATAACTTTTATTATGTTCCCGTTTACCTTCTTAAAAAGCAACTCTATGGACACCACAAGAGGTCCTCCGGTGTTGTACGTTATGATAGCAGAGTTACAGGCGTTCACCATACCTTCATTAAGGTAACTCTCAATGCTGAAGCTAAACTGCTTTGGTACAAATGCAGGCTGAGACCACTGAGATGTGGCACTATATTCCCCATCCGCATACCTGTACCTGTACGCGAAGGATATGAAACGTGTGTTTAAAAAATTCTCTTGGCCTGCAATAAGTATTGGCTGAACACCCGGAGACTGTACTGGTGGTTTCTTTATTACCAACAAAGACTCAGCAGTAATCCTGTCAATGTTTGCCACAGGGTTTGGATAGTTCCTCTTTATGTTTATAAACCTTGGAGGGTTGTATCCATCGGTAAACAACAAGAGGTCATTGATTATGTCAACGCCTGTTATCAGGTAGTTCTGGTTAAAGTTTAGCGTAGTGTTCACATTTCCACCATCGTTGATGCTTATTACAACGTATGTCAATATATCCGTAAGGACATTGTATGCCAAAATAAGGTCAAGCTTTCTTGTGGGTGCTAAGTTAAAGTTAGGGTCTGTAACAAACCAATATATGGTCTCATTTGCACTGTCTTCAATGGCACCAATACACTTCGCACTACCACTCAATTGCGTTCCATTGATATATGAAAGCCTTGTAAGGGCTAGGTTTCCTTTTGTGTTTTCAATGACACCAATCTCAGAGTTCTCCGTTGAACCCATACGAATGTTCATGGCGTCAACATACTCACCCTCAGGCAAGACACGTTCGTCATAAACCTTATTCATCCTGCCTCCAACAAAATTCCTTGTAATGTTTGCCATGTTATTTTATTTGCTTGTCCATTCCCCTCATGTTCATCAACAACCTTCCCGGATGAATGTTACTAATCCTAATCTTTGCATTGTTATACAAAGCCCTTCTTTTCTTTCTTGAACGGTTGACCACATACTCCTGCACACCAAGCTTTGAACTAAGTATGTTGTACTCAATGGCTGCGTATATGTAGTCCTCAAAAAGTTTATTTACTGTGATCAGTGTGTCGTCACCACCCTCCATACCATCAGATACGTACTCAAGAATACAAGACTCTCCTACCATTGACGAGTCAAAATTAATCACACCGGACTTCCTGTCAACGTTAAACGTTGGGTTAAAGTTGGCAGTCTCCGTATTTAAACCATAGGCGGTGCCAATGTTGTAGTCAAAGTACCACATACCGTCATAGTTCCAACCTAGCTGACCATTGTACTGATTTCCTTGGTTTAAGTATATGCTCTTCTTATGCATCGTAAGCCTGTCGTAATCAATCCCTGAGTACTCAGGACTGAGTGCGTTACCATTCTGGTCAAATAGAATACGACCCATGTTGTCTTGAAGGTAAGCCTTGGATGAAAGTGTTTGAATATTTTCGGACAATGGACGGAGCCATCCATCCTTATACAACGAAATGCGAACCCAGTTCACATAGTCGGATGGTAAAATAAATATGAGGTTATGGCTAACCTCCAACTGCAACATCTTAATCTCCTTAAATGCGTCATAGTTTAACTCCTGAACCGCACGCTTTGCATGAAACAATACCTTGTAACGCTCCTCGTTGTTTACCAACGAGTGGTTGCCTGAGTACATCAGCAAGAAGTTTGTTACAATATCTGCAAGGCTTACGTATTGGTACGAACCCCAATTCTTATCTTCGGGGACTACACCACCATTTTCATAATATTGATACTGAGATATATAAGCCATCTAATATATTTTTATTGTTGCTGACTACCTGTAAGCTGTTGGTTTTGCTCCTGAATCATTGCATACTGAACAACCTGCTGCTCCCTAATTGATATACCACAGTACTGCAAAATCTTCATAGCCAACTTGTACTCGTCTTCTAAAGGTAATTCAAAGTCCTGATAGTCCGGTTGAGACTGGTTGAACACCGGCTCCCCATTTGTCAACGTGGTAAATGTCCACTTAGGAGTCTTGGGGTAACTGAAGTATGTTGCCTTTATTGAGTTTACTCCATTGATTGTGGAAGGATAAACGGTAACGATACCCTGTGACAAAGTATATGAAGGGTAGCTAACATTCGGAGTTGTCAACGGTGAGTTTAGCAACAAGTTTATTTTACCAACGGAAACCTTCTCAGCCTCTCCCAACCTAACATTTGTTGTTGGATGGAAGCAGTATATGTTGCTAATCATAAACGACTCGTTACCTGTTGTAGACAGAGACGGCAAGTAGTACCTATTTGTGTCTACCGCAACCTGAGTGAGTGTCCTTTCTACATTTGCAAATAGTTCAAGGACTTCTGCTATTGGTTTAAGGATATTAGCATAGTCGGTACCAGACCTCCTTAAGTTCTCATTATTTATAACGCTGTTGTATTTGTTAAAATAATCCTCATATATCTCCATCTGTGCGTTGGCCGCATACAGATTAAAGTCTGCTGGAGAGATATACCCATAGTTATTTTTATTGAGTACAGATAAGACAATATTTCTTACTGCGTTTATCATTATCTATTTTTTACAAATATACAAAAAAAAAGAGAGGCATAGATATGCCTCTCCAAACAACCAATAATCAAAAAAGCACTATGCTAGCGTAGCTTCAAGCATTTTTAAAGAGTCAAGACCTTCGTCACTCTTTAGGAAGTGTCCTGCCATAGTGTATGGGTCTTCACCAAACGGAACGGACATCATCTTCTTCTTGTTGGTGCTTGTGTTGTACCATATCTCCTTGTCTCCGTTCCTCAAAACTAATAATTTATTTTCAAAAAACATTCTAATCTTAGCCTGATACTTTAACTCAGGGTCATTTAGAATGCTTAGAAATTCTCTTGGTTCATTCTTAGCAAATACAAGTAGGTCCCTCCTTAACTCTGCCGTTGAAACCGTTGACGGGTCCTTGCCAAACATTACCCTTGTAAGCAATTCAATTTGGTCTATTGACAACTGACGTGCCTCAACCAACGCGTCAACCTCAACGTTAAGGTCTTCAACTTCTTGGTGTGCATCCTTTTCCTTATCTACCTCTACGAATATCATTCCGTTCATAGGATGGTAATGCAAAAACATTTGAAGCACAGGGTTTGTGCGTGGAACTCTTAAGAAACCATCTTCAAATATGATTGGTTCAATGATGACGTTCCCGTCCTGTTCGTCTTCAAATGGTGACTTTTGATTTGATGCGTACCGCAACGAGCGGTTTAAATTATTTTTTTCATCGTACCACATCAATGGAAACCTTGGGTGGTTCCTAGAAGCTAGTGTGTACGAGAGTGGGTTACCTGCGGTTAACCTATATACCTTATCCGAGACTGTAATACTTTTAGCCATTTTATTATATTTGATTTGATTTAAAAAAAGGAGAGTGTCTTTGAAGACACTCTCCATAAATACCTTATCTACTAACCATAACGGAAGAGAACAAAGTTATTTGCACCAAGAGTACAAACACAACGCTCAGACAAGAAGTTTACCTCCATTGCATCCAAGTCACTTGTTGCTGCTCCACCGGCAGAACCTGTAATCCATGTTTTATACCTACGGTCTTCAGCTTCAGAAGCACGGTACCTTACGTGAAGGAAAGGCCTCTTAGCGTTCTTACCCATGATTTGGTCGTAAACAGATGTTGAACCTGCAGGAACCATCAATCCGGTAATTGTACCAGTTGCTGTACCAGCAGTTGTGTTCAAACCACCACGCATGGTTGGGTCGTTTAGGTACTTCCAATCAGACTTGTAGAAGTCATAACCTCTACGGAAACCTGTGAAACCTAAGTTCAACGCC